CCGCGAGTATGACCGTAGCCGATTGTCCAAACACCCGCGGGGCAACGATACGCAGTTAGACTGCAACCCTCATAGCCTTTCAACGCCTTAAGCCCTTTCTCACTGATTTGCATCAGATACCCCTGCTTTACGATTCAAAGCCCCACGCATCCATTGACCGAAAAAGTCAGTCCCCAGATAACCAATAATGACACTGCCGATATAAGCCAAATCCGTACTCAGATTCAGAAAGACCAACAAGTCACGAATAAACCAAGCAATCAAAGCGCACATCATTGCGTCAATAATCGTCTTCCAGAACTTACCCCCGTTATATCGACCCCTGAGGTAAGCCATTAAACCGGCCAGTGCTGCACCGATACCCTGTTCTTTGACTGATAACAGCCATAACCATAGCTGCATCCAGATGTCTGGTTGCTTGTCCATGAGTTTCATATCCACCCCCATAAAATGGGCGTCCGTGGGGTGGATATGTCCGCCCCTGTGAGTGAGTTAAAAGTAATAAATTTATACTTAAGGTAAGTTTATAATTCAGCCAAATCTTAACCAAAACAGAGGGATGGCTGATTACCTCTGTGATAGGGACAAAAATGTTAGATCGAGAAACAGAATTCTATTTCAACCAAATCAAAGAGCAAATGAAAGGACAACAAGCTATAGTCCAATTACTCATTCATCATATTCTTAAGAACTTAGAAAATAAGCCAGGTTGTGAAAATTTCACCAATGAAGTTATCGCATCTTTAGAGGCTTTAAAACAGCAAGTGTGGCTAGGAAAAGACGGGATTGATGCTGCTATTACCTTAATAAAAGATCCAATAAAATATAGATGATATATTGCGGCCTCTAGGCCGCTTTTTATTTCAGTCCAATTTTGTAGCAGTATTGTCTTGCATAATTTTCCGCGCGTTCGAAAAACGCCGCAAAGGTGCTTTCTGGATCAAAGGTTTCTTTATACTTTATGATAAGTTTATTCTCATAATCTTCATGCCCGTAAAAACCTGACACTTTGACATCAGCAACTAATTGGCTTCCCGCTAACATATTGGCGGTGAAAGAGCCATTTTCGATACCACTACTACGATCAGCAAACATAAAGCTAGTCGCTATTGCTGGCATACCAACTACAAAGGATAATTCCATCGTTCACCTCATGAGTGAGTTAATAGAGTGACAGAGACAAAAAAGGCCACGCCATGCGCAGCCTGGAATTGATGCCACATCAGCCATTAGACAGACTGAAACTTTTATCTGAGAACGGGGGATGTGGGCTTTATATATGAAAAAGCCCCGCGAACGCGAAGCCTAAAATTTAGAATCCGTCAAATTCATCACACCCATTCAAATTCGTCTTTCATATAAAGTTCCAATGAGAAAGCCCCGTAAGTGCGGGTGTGAAAAGAAAAGGCCGCGAATAATCGCAGCCTGAGAATAAAACCCAGAGCTAAATCCGGCCGAGCTGAACCGGCCTGTTTAAATATCAGGGTTCAATAAATGATGGTTTAGGCTAAGTTAAGTGTTCAGCCAAATTTCAACCAACATAGAGGGATGGCTGATGACCTCTAAGAGGAAATAAAATGCAGTTTCTGCACAAACGAATGCATCTCAATCAGGGAGATGTGGTCGTCGTACAATGCTCTCACCAATGCAATGTTTTGTTAATGACGGATAGTAACTTTAGCAACTACAGAAGCGGTCATGGCTTCCAACACCATGGCGGAGGAGGCTTTTTCCAGCGCCTTCCAGCAAGACTGACCGCACCCTATAGCGGACACTGGAACGTTACAATTGACTTAGGTGGAGGATCAGCAACCATTCACCACTCAATTTCGGTTATTCCAGCATAGAGCTTCAGCTTTGGCCTGAGATAGTGATGCTTCAAGGACGGCAATAATTTTCTGCTGTGTGCCGTCCTTTACATACCCGGTTGAGGCCATCCCCTCCCCTTTTTCCTCATCGCGATACCAAATCGTATCGCCGTCCAATTCTATTGATACTTTCACTCACGCACCTCAGATTTAGCATTATGGTTGTAAACTCAATTCAACTTTAAACAATCTCAATATTCGTTTTAATTAGCGTTGATTGTAGCGTTGGGGACACAAGTAATAGAATGCCGACCGCAACAAAGATTGGAGTGTTGAGAAGTTGCGGCGGCGAAAATGAAAAAGCCTCGCGGAATAACGAGGCTTGTTAATTCGATAAGCTGTGTGACATAGCTATCACTCTTATCATAATATTCAGTTTTTTACGTACGTAAACTCTTTTATTAAATTAGGCTGCAATTTTTTGAACATATTTATCCATCTCCAGTTCTACATCTAGCATTATCAACATCCCTTCAATAACACCCTCCGCCTTTTGTAATTTTTTACCGATATGACCGTCAGAGCATTTATGCTCATAAGCTAATTGCATGAATGTTTTACCGAATACATAGTAGTCAAATAACAAATCGTGGATATCGTCATTCTTTTGATTCAGCTTTGCCATACAGCTAGAAATAACAATAGCGTCATCCTCACAACACTGTGGCCGAGATTTTACTTTACTGGGTATGAGTCCCTTAAATCCGGCAGCAATGGGAGACCAATAAACGTCTTCTCTATTATCAGCCGTCCATGCCCCCCAACGCTCTAAAACTAGTTGAATGTCACGCATCAGCACATTCCCCCACCAACATTAATTTTTTCCGGTTCAGTCAGTTCCAGCGCAGCTTCATAGGTTGCCAGTTCCGTGCCGTAGCTTGGTTCAGGAATAGCAAACAGTGCCTTGTGTTTTAAGTTATCAGTTATCTTCATTATTCCACCCACTTATTAAAAGACAGTTCACGCACTTCATCACCGTTAAGTAGCATGTCATTAAAATCACCGTGATCGGGCCAGCGAATACTGACCGTTTCTAAATCATTTTTGGCAATGAGATTGCCTCTGGCGCACTCAAACGCTGCCGCATGGCCGGTTGCTGAATGCAGATCCATATCAGTGAAAATAATTAAGTGTTTAACTCCTTTCGGTACCCGGAATTTCCCCATAAATCCGGCATTCATCACCGGCCAGGTGTTACAGCCGTATATTTGCTTGCATGACAGCGCGGTTTCTATACCTTCTGAGATCCCCAATGTTGATGAAACTGGAAACATGCGGATAGCAACAGAGCCTGTGTGCTTTAAATAATCATCAGACTGGAGGGAATAGGTCTGTTTGGCGAGATCCATGTTGGCTTTTTTGTCACCCTCTAATAACGTCCTGTGCAGGTAACAAAGCGCACCTTTATCGTCCGTAGCCAGAGAATACATGGCCTGAAAAACCTTCGTTCTCACGGGTTGATGATTGCAATATCGGATCTGCTCGACGGGTAAACAGTTAATCCCCCGGTTGCGTAAATAACTTTCGGCTGATGTTCCGCGCAGGTTCACCAGTGTGGAATACTTCCTAATCACCTTGTCACGAAATAACGACCGGTCATCTTTATTGACAGAAGATTGAACGCTTTCAGGCTGATGTGCATACGTATTGCCAATAATTTCATCAACTTCTGTTGCCTGCGCTTTAAAATCCTTCTTCTGAGTCAGTGCAAGTAATTTCCAACCGTCACCAATGTTGCAGACACAAATGAATGTTCCCCGTCCGCCTTTATCATCACAGCGGTATTTTCCCTTCTGTCCGCAAATAGGACACTTGCCTTTGTAATGTTTTTTTCCGGTAACAGGAGGCAGTCCGTAATATTCAAAAACTTTCGACCACTGTCCAATTACTGCATCCGTTGTTTTCATGAGTTACCTCCCTGCGTGGCTGAACTGAGCTGTTTTTTCTCCTGGCTTTTTATCCATGAAATCAGCTTCCATTTGATAAAATTATTGACTTCCGGGGTGATCTCTACCGGGTGGTCGTGTAAGCCGTTCGGGTACTCACTGAATTTGCTTCTGAAGGTATGGGCACACCAGCCATCGGAAATAGGCTTACCCTGATTGGCTCGCTGGCGTTGGTAATACTTGATTTGGGACCACCAGCTTTGGCGCTCTGCCTTGCTATAGACGCGATCCTTACCGTTAAGCTTTTTCAGCCCACGCGAGCGATCCACTTCAACATCTTCACCGCTTAAGGGCTTAAACCCACACTTAGGGCAGACGTAGACGGCTGGGGGTTTCATGTAATGACACGCCGGGCATTCCTTCGGGAGTTTTTCGGCTTTGTCGCTGTCAGTACTGCGAGCAGCTTCTTTCATGCCGTCGCTTTTAGAGGGCAATGCGTCATACTCAATATCATCGGGATAACCGAGTCGGTGAACTGAACCGCTGTGATCAAATATCATGCAGGTTTCTTTACCGGGTGCGGTACGAAGCCCGCGGCCAAGACATTGCACCCATCTGATTTCAGATTTAGTTGGTCTCGCATAAATAATGCACCGGACATCACTATCAAATCCCGCAATCAGCGTGCCGACGCTAACCAAGATCTTTGTTACACCCTGTTCAAAACGATGAATGATGATTTGTCTTTCTTCCGGTGGTGTCTCAGCAATAATTACCTCGGCATTGACACCGGCCTTATTAAATTCAACCGTGATAAAATTGGCGTGGGCCACGTTGACGCAAAAGCAAATCGTTGGTTCATCATTACCGTTCACAAGCCAATTCTTGACGATATCGCCCACCAGCGTTGAATCACCCATAATCTCGGCTAGCTGGTCCTCTTTGTAATCCTGCCCAAAGTCATCACTGGACGTCACTTTTACGCCTTTCAGGTCCGGCTTAGTGGGGGCGTAAAATTCATAGGAACTGAGTTCACCTTTAGCGATAAGCTCTTTCATCGTGGTTGGTTTCAAGAGCTGTTGATAGTAGTTTCCCAGAAAGGGGGAAAACGGCGTTCCTGACAGGCCGATAACTTTTACACCGGTGTTCTCTGCCAGATACTGAATCACTTCAAGCAACTTTTTACGGCGTAAATGGGCCTCGTCAATGATCAACAGATCGATGTTGTCCGGGAAGTCACGGCGGATTAACGTGTCAGCCGACGCAATTTGAATCAGCCGGTTTGGATCATGAGGCTGGTAATCCCGCCACACATAACCAATCTCTTCTTCTGGCAGTCCGTACTGAATGAACCGGGTAGCAGTCTGACGCACCAGAGTCAGGTAAGGCGCGACAAACATCACCCGCATACCGCGAGAAACAAAACCGGCTGTGATGAATGCCGATAAGCCTGTTTTACCACTCCCGGTAGGCGCATATACCATGAAGGTACTGTGTTGTTTCCAGTTCTGGCGCAACATGGACAAGGCACGGCTCTGAGTTGTGTTTGGGGTTATCGTCAGCATGCTTTATTTCCCCCATTCCCTTAAGGCGGATTCAGTGACATAATCGCCTGTGGGTACTGAATTCTGAGTGGTGCCTGCAAGAACCGGTGAATTCCTCGCAAAAGTGTCCACCGGTTTCTTGCTCCCTTCTGAATATTTTTTTATCAAGCTACGGGCCGTATTCTTTTGTCTACCTGTTAGATATTTTCCACCCCGAAAATAACGGCTAAGTCCGTTGATAAAGTCGTATTCCCATTTTGTCAGACCGGAACACCCTTTCACGGAAAGGAGCCGCTCTAAGTCGCCTATAAGTTTCTCGCTTATTTCCATTGTGCAATCCTCTGTTATTTCACTTTGCCAGGAACACAGCCCTGACCGAATATCAATTTAGCCGTTTAGACGTCTGGGCGTATTCCGGCTTTTATATCCCTATAGTGATCTTCTATAAGATCTGAGTTGTTTTTCCTTGGCTGTGCCTTCCCTAACACCCCTTTCAAAGATCACCCCCCTTACCCCCCTAGAAAGTTTTCCCCTCTTCCCCAAACCATCTAAACATCTAGACGTCCAAACATCCAAGTAACCTTTCAAGTTCTTTTCCCCTTCGCTAACTGCGGCTCCTCGGTATAACCCTGACTCGCTCTTGCATACTTCCTGACAAATTCCCTGAGCCGGATATTTGCCGCTCGTCTTGCCGTGTTATCTTTCCGGTATGAAACGGGTTCTTCATCCCAGACCGCTTCATACACCTCGGCATACTTCACCGTGATTTTTGCCCGTGTAGCCGGATCAAGATTCAGTAACATCTCCTGTATCCACTTGCCGTCATCAGGAAAATATTGAGACGGCATTGATACCTGAACATGAGGATTAATAAACATAGCTGTAACTATTGAGATAAAATTTTTAACAAATTCATTTCGCTACTCTTCGCATTGGTGCAAAAGCAAGACTTTCTTTTCGAATGGCCATATCGGGGCAAATCGCTACAGTTGCATCTTCAATCCTCTGAGAGAGAGATACAGATGGGCGGCGAAAACCATGCGCAATTTGATTTAAATAGGCAGTGGTCGTTCCAGACATTTTGGCAATCTGGCTCCATTGGGCAGATGTAAGTTTTTGGCGAAGATTTAGTAACTCTCGATCCATTTATCACCTCTTCTGTTGATATAATTCATCATTAGCAATATGCTAACTATACAAACAGAGAGAAAGATTAGCAATACTGTGAATAGCATTTAGCTAATTAATGAGGTATTTTCAAAATGGAAACCAAAGATATTAGACGTAAAAATTTAAAATCACTTATGGAATCAAGTGAACTATCCCAAGCATCATTTGCTATGCGCTGCGATTTATCGCCATCCATGATAAGCCAATTAATAAATGGATACAGGAACTTAGGAAATTCTCTATCTAGAAAGATAGAAGAAAAGTTAAGTATAAAACGCGGCTGGTTGGATGTTCCACATGACGAAATAATCAATTCAAATGAATTAATCGAGTCACCACCAGGCTCAACTGAAAGAGATAAAAAATTAACTCCACAAGAAGAGCATCTTGTAGACCTTTTTAGGCAAATGCCAGAAAGAGAACAATCAAGAATAATCAACGAATTAAAGGAAAAGGCGGATGATTACGAACGGATCATTAACGAGTTACTGGAAAGGAGAAAACGCACACTGGGATAAATGACTCTAACTGGCGCCGCTAAACTGGCGCTTTGTTTTATAGTTTATTTTTAAATTAATATTATTAATAAACAACAAGTTATCATTAATTTTAAAAAAATTAGCAATTTGCTATTGATAAAGGATTACCATATAGCTATATTCAAATCATCCGGTACCACACTTAAGAGGTGATTAGCATGACCGTAAAGCGAGAGAATCAGGAAATTAGCGAAAAAGTAGAAATGCTTAGTTCAATTTTAGTTGGCTTGCAACGCCTGTTACTAAGCGGTGGCGTGTCAAAGAAAGACCTAAATAACATAATTGGCTCTGCTTTGAACATAAGCAATGAAATACATGTCAAGCTTGAAATTGATAATGAAGGCATGGCTTATAATAAATGTGCAAACAAAAACATTAAAAGTCATACCAAGGTCATTATTAGTGAATCTTATTTATCAAAATAAAGAATGAATAGCGATTAAAGATACACAGCTAAAAAAATTACCAATATAACCTCAAACCGATTACAGGGTAAAAGATGAAACTCAATAAGAAAGGACACGCGTTAATGACAAGTACCAAAGAGTAAGCAGAATTCAACGGATTCAAAAAATGGCTCTGGTACCCGACGCCAATCAAACACCAGAGCCTGAACACTAATAAACGCTGAGGGACGATTATCATGTTCAACACGAATTGTATCACAAAGATTTTCACTTTTGCAGTTATAAGATCACCTTATATTGCCGAGCGAGTAATTACGGGGGTATGCAATGCGTAAACCAATTACTTTAGACGATGCAAAATATCGCTCAGGTTTAGCCTGTTCACTCTATGAAGTCATTATAAATATGGCTAATAAAGAAGAATGCTCAAGCACCCTGACTGATCTCATCAATCTTGCGTGTGATATTAACTATGAGGTTTCTCGCCCCCTTAAAGCGGCCCTAAATAGCGGAGGTGAAGAATGAATATCAATTCTATAAATAAGCTACGCAATATTCATTATATTAATTTGGCGGCAGATGATGCACTAGGAAAGATCGAAGCTTTAGCATCAGCAGCTAGTTATTTACTTGCTGATGATGACTTGGCTGAAATCGGGTTTGAGCTTTTAGTAATTATCCAGATAATTGCCAGTGAAGCATCAAGGGGAGAATGATGAGTGATTTAGCTGATGATATTTCCGATATGGATTTAAAGGTCATGCAGATAGATGCGCTTCTCTACATATGGCAAGAATCACTTAAGAAAAATTGTGAAGAATCCTATTTCATCGGTGTACTACAGGGTTTAGTTCTCGAAGTAAGGAAAGCGCTGGAAAAACTGGAGGGTCAGGCAGAAAACATTAGAGACCAAAAGAAACCTGAAATAGAAAATAATGAAATTAATATCAGCAAGATAAGATTTAAAGATCTCTTAGATAAATCTGAACATCTTGAAGCATTAATGGTGCCTGTCAGTAAAGCTGTCACCGATAGGGACGATGTTGCCGATAGGGACAACACAGACACAGCAACATTAATAGATCTCGCTTCTAGACTGGCAGGCGATCTGGCGCAAGAGATAAGAATATTGGAAGGGCTTAAATTATGAAACTAGAAAAAATAGATTATTCCCGTTTTGATGATGATGAACTTATTAGTGATAGCGGTATTGATGATGCATTCAGCATACATACATTACCCGTCTATGTTGTTAGTCGTCATGGCTGTTCTTACAGACGCTTTAGTCGTAGTAATGCCATTAATAAATTGGCGCACATTATGACGCAGAAAGTATTTAGCCGGGCCGGACGAGATACTAACTACCCAGCCCGACCAATAATTGGTGAAAACAATGTAGTAAACTGGACGGTAGGGGAATTACTGCCTGAATATATCGAGTGTCATAACAGAGCAGTACGGCGAATAAGATTGCTACTTAAGCGTAGAAAAGAAATAGATGTACTACGCAAAAAATATATTGGCGCTTTCTGTGAATATGAGCGATTAAGAAAAGAATTTATTAACATCACCAAGCAACAACCCGGTTAAAGTTAAGGAGTTAAAAAAATGTACGAAGTTGAAATTATATATCTCTCAATTAACAGTCAAGCGACAACGCTTTGGGTTAAAGCTGGCAACGACGATGAAGCAAAATACGAAGTCGAACTATTGCGAGATATATTTGATGATGCCAATGTTGAATTCAGATTGACGGGGGTGAAAAAATAATTTCGCCACATCAGGAAACAACAGGAATTATCGGCACGGATGCTAATTATTAATTACTGAGAGGGTTAAATAATGAAAACAGATTACGCATCAAATTTAGCACTTTTCTTGTTAGAAAAAACGGGGTCAATTTTTGGGGTATGGGAGGGAAGGATGTTAGCTAAAGACCAAAGAACGTTATTCGGGCGCTTTATCGGTAAAGGTTTAGTAATAATCAATGGACAAGAAGAAACAATTTGCCAGTGCGTTTCAGTATGTTTCGGATTAGATTATGATTACCGCAATTTTGTTGAATGGAAAAATTTATAGCTAACTAGCAGGGATGCTATTTATTAAATTAATAACAGGAGTACACATCATGACAATAGCAGAACTAATTGAACTGTTAAAAGAACACTTCGGTGAAGATTGGAAGAACCGCGAGCTAGAAATTCCCGATGAATTGAATGGTGGGTGGCTAACAGTTGAACCTGAAAATGTCATTATCGAATCTGATAATGAATTTATTAAATTAGATTGCTGGATGAGCTATCCAGACGAAAAAGAGGATTAAATAATGTCAGACAATAAAAGACACGTGCACGCTGAGTCAATGCTTGAATATGCGATTGATGCTTCGAAAACTGATAAGCCTTGGGAGCTGTGGGAATTTAGGCAAAAAGGTGATGGATGGCAAAAATGTGGTTGTCATCCAGCATGGGATATCGACATAAAATACCGCCGCAAGCCAGAAATGATCACAGTCGGCAAAGTGAGTTTTCCGAAGCCCATAGATTATGAATTGGAAAGAGGAGATGAATTTTGGGAAATTGAAAATCATAGAGTAGGAGCTTATAGATGTTATTGGGAAGGGGATAATATTGATTTAAAATTACTTGAATGTGGACTTATTCATTTAGAAAAAGAAAATGCCGAGCAACATGCATTAGCATTGATTAAAATAAGTAAAGGTGAGTTTTAAATATAAACTCTTACTAATTTAGAAACTAGTTAACTTTTAATTACAGCTTAATGGCTGGGGATTGTCTCAGCCTAAAAACAGAGTGGTATCTATGAGTAATCAAACATTAGTTGAACGATACAGAAATCGTTTAATCGCGGCAAAACTTGATGCAATGATGAAGAAAACAAACAGTCATTGTATTGCTGTCAATCTTAACGATTGTTCTATGTGTACTATCGAGTTATCGGAGGAGATATTAAAGAGGGCTTTGCATGTGTTTTTCGAATCCCTTGTTTATGACGAACATAAACGAGAGAAAGCCGATAAATATATTTTAAATAGCTACGGTGATTATCTATCTAAATACGGCGGGTTAACAAAGGAAGGTGATGATTTCATGTGTGCCCTCGTTAAATTAATTGCAGAAAGAGCTAAACACGGCGGGTTTTCACCAGAATATACATTTCAATAAATAAGGACTCATAGTGAATATTACCCATTTTAATTTCTCACAAAGAGCTATTCAAAGTGAGAAAGATGAAAAATATGAAATTGCGGCAACTCTCTGGAAGAAAGTCGCTGAACACGCCAAACACCAAGTTAACCGTGAATGGGCTGAATGTCGTGCTGAACTGAATTCAAATCGACATACGTTACATAAGCGTTATGAAGAACTGAAAGCCCGCACCAGCCAGCGCCGTAAAGAAGAACGGGAGGCCAAAAAGCTGGCTGCTGCACTCAAGACCCATATGGATAAAGAGGAAGCATCAGTATGAAAGACTTTCATCAGCTAATACAGAGAGCCAAAGAGCTTGAAGAAAAAGGCCTGTTTAGGCGGGCTGCTAATACCTATAGCGAAGCTATTGACTGGGCGCTGACAGATGAAGAACGCGAATGTTGTGCTCTTGATGCCAATCGTTGCTCAAGAGAGGCACGCCGACCATACAGAGCGGAGGGATTGTAATGAGCTGTCAAAACAAACCCCATACAGTCGGTGTAACTTCTGTTAGCCGGGAATCCAGGGTAACCCACAATCGCAGACAGGCACGCAAGTTAACACCGGAAGAGTTTTTATCACTGAATGCAGTGAAAGAGTATCTCGCGATTTATCCCGATAGCGTCAGACGTGATCCGGATACTGATGACATCTGGTTAAACAAAACGCTAATGATCATGTACCTGGACATGTGCCAGGAAAAGAAATTCAAGAAAGCCTTACTTAAGGCAATGAAAGCACAGGGGGTATGAAAATGAATAAATGCCAAAAGAATGGAAACAAATTAACTGTCTGTAGCGCATTGGCAAAAGCATTCGAATTCGGCGCACCGACAAAACGAAGCAAGGGCCTATTTTTGCCAATGAGAGCCATCATGAAAACCGGAGAGCCGGGCACTGATATTGTGCAGTTACATTCTGGTGAGTTTGTCGGCCCTGGTGTCGTGGTGAATTATTGCCCTTTCTGTGGGAAAGATATAGTTACTATCTAAGTGAGGTGAATAATGGCGGCACGATTAGAAATTATTATCTCGTTTGATGAAGACTTAAATAAATGTCAAGTCGAATGGACAACTGGAGAAAGTCGGGACATTGCAAATGAGGAAAAGCAGCTCATTGCTCAGTTAAAGAATAAATTACTCTGTTCAATGGATAATGAGTTAATTAATAGGGAACAGCATTATCTTCATTAAATAATATGACATTTAATTATTCGCATTAATTTGGCGTAAACACGTTAAGCCGATTTACGCCAAATTTAAGGAAATAGAAATGAAAAACGAAATGACATCACCCAAAAATGGGCTTATTTCAGATTACAAGTTAGGAGAAAAACAATGATTATTGATTCTCATTTGCTGCGAGCAGCTTTGGTTTGTGTGGCTAAGGTGGGCAAACACCCTCAATTAACAGGGGTACATATATCACCTAAGTATATTGAGGCAACCAATAGTCATGTTGCTGTTCGTATGGAGCACAACGTTGACACTGATATTGACCTAATTATTCGATTTGATGGCGATATTCCAGAATTCGCTGAAAATACAAAAATGGACTTAGATGGAGGCAGTAAAGCATTTCACTATGATGAAGATGGTCGCCTGCTTAGCTTTAATAATCTGAAGATACTGAATGGTCGGTTTCCTGATTTTGACAAGATCATCCCGACAGAGAAACAAAACGTCATGCCGTTCTTTTGCGCCGAGTATCTGTCCTACCCCTCTCAGATGTTTGGTAGGCGGATAACGGTACTCATGGAGCCATCAGGAATGAGGACAGCTTGCCGCTTTCGGTTCTGCCCGCTGACGAACAAGTATTACGGCAACCCTGTCTTTATAGTCATGCCCTGCGTAGAGGATGTTTTCGAAGCAGTAGCGCAGGAAATGAGGAAATGGGAATTATGAAAATCGACTATCAGGACAAGGGCGTCACTGCACAAATCGTCGTTGCCAGTTTCATCACTGAACGCCGTAAGCATAACCGTTGTGTCGATGCCGCCTTGTTAATGGTACCTGTTCGTGCTTGGTCTGCCGGCTTTCTGTTAAAGAAAACGACTATCACTGGCAAAACCATGCATGTGCTGCGGGCCTACAAAATCATTTGCAGGGAGAGCGAACAGTGACGGAAGAGCATCACCAAAGTGTAGATACCGATGATGAACTGGTCAGAACAGCATTCCATATCGACGATGGCAGGGACTATACACAGCGGATCATCCATCGTATGAAACGTAATTTTTACATTCACGAGGGCGTTTGCCCTCCTCTACCACCAGCACCGCAAGTGGCCGGAGTGAAGTTAACGCCAGTTAAGAAGACCAAGAAACGTCGCAAATCATGCAATAAAGAAATAAAAAAGGAGTTCACAAATGGGAAAAATGACATTTGTTGTTGAATATGAGGACGGTAAAGAACCCGCCGCTTCCTTCAATACCGACATTCTCGGTGGCAGGCTGGTAATCATCTCACTGGGTGACAGAGTGACCCCAGAGTGGATATCGATTGAGGATGAACTACCCAGTGAAAGGATTGGGAGCAATATCCTTCTAGTAACTGATGCCCAGGGGTTTGTTACTTGTGATTGGTTTAACCACTGTATCGGGGATTTCGAAGAAAATAGCTCTAATGTAACCCATTGGATGGAATTACCTGAGCCACCAGAGGAGGTGAAGCTAAACAACGAACTGGAGGGAGTGGAATGAGCAAAAGCCTAATGGATACCGCCACTTTTTGGGAAATAACCAAGTACCTACTCCAAGAAGAGCACGGCAACAATATAAGAATAACTATCACAGAACTGGATGACATGATCGATAAAACCATTCGTTCCGCCGTACATATCGCACAAATGGTGAGCCATGAAATAAAGCAGAGAGAGGAAGGCGATAATGATAAACATTGATGACGTGCACAACTTAAAGCCATGAGGGTACAACCGATGGGAAATAAAATTGAACTGTTACCGTGTCCATTTTGCGGTAGCAAAGATGTTGGAGTATTTCGGCAATATGAAGATGACTGCCCATACAGATCATCAATCGTCAGATGCTTCAATTGTGATGCACAAACAGCCCAGTTTATTAATGATGATATCCGAAGCCAAAATAAAATGGCAATCAGAGCCTGGAATAGGAGAAAGAATAATGACAAACAAAGAACAATTTGAAAAATGGCTCACAGAAACTTATCCGTGGGGTGAGGAAGAGTTAGAAAAAGCTTTCTTTCAGGAAGAATACCAATACTACATCAGTGACAGCAACGCATTGCATTTTGCGTGGGCTGGCTGGAAAGCTCGGGGTGAAGTTCGTGTGGAACTGCCAAATTATATTGATTGTGATCATGATGACGAACTAGGTATTGAATATAACAGAGGTATTGCTCACTGTGACACTCATCTGAAATCACAAGGAGTAAAAGTAAAGCTAATTCTTATGGACATAAGGGAGGAAAGCCATGATCAATAACTCATTCCACTTAACACAGGTAATAGCCTCAGCATGGGGTGATCCATCTGATATTACAGATGCAGTCTGGAACGCCGGTTACAGAAAAGCTGGCAGGACATCAGAGGAGATGGTATTGGTGACACTTAAGGTCATCAAGGATTCTCATTACAGCGATATTCCGTATGAGTACTGGCCCAAAGATTTAGAAGCCGTACTTGCTGCTGAGCTGAACTTTCTGATTGATGATCTCGTCTGGAACGACAAAACAACGCCGGCAACAGTGGCAAGGATAATTTTAGAGAACGGTTATCAGAGAGGAGAAAAATAAATGGAAGAGTCTGAATACATCACAACAAGAGAACTGGCTAAGAAATTACGGGTTACACCCCACACTATCCGAACGTGGTGTGGGGATGGGAAACAGAAAAAAGAAGGTTTCCCAAAACCCAGATTTCGCGGGAGAGAAAACAACTTCTCTAAGAAGGACATTGAAGATTGGGAGAACGGGAAACGATTTTAGTCAACTTCGCCCACCAAAGTTCATATGCTTCCTTTTGTTCATTCAGGTAGGTGTGCTTGTCGTACACCTGCCATATTCCCGGTAATTTATGCCCTATCATAATTTCAGCCACATGAGGCGGTGTTAATTCAGAAACTCCGGTACGCATGGTTCTGCGCAAATCGTGGATAGACCAGGAAGTGTAGGGATCGAAGTGAGGGGCCATCTTTTTATTGAGAACATCAATAATGTTCGCATGTGATCCCTTGGCGAAGGGTTTGCCATCAAATGCAGTAAACAAATATTCACTCCCGTGATTTAATTTCTTTGCCTGCTCAATTAATTCCTTAACTTCCGAGATAATCGGTCTGACAATAGGTTTTTTGGATTTTCTCCCTGTTTTATGGTTTGCAGGAGGAATAACCCAGATATTCTTCTCATAATCAAAATCGTTAACTTTTGCCTTTAATAATTCACCGATACGGCACCCAAATAACAGACATAATTTTATTATTAATGCGTTCCGTGGATTATATTTAGGAGCATTAATAATATGGAAAAGAACCGCTAGTTCCTCTTCGCTTAATGTTCTCTCTCCCGTGTCAACATCGATATCGATATCAATGTCAGCATTAGGCTTCTTACCCTCCAAATCACTTGATGCCACATCAGACAATGGCGTGATACTTGTCATTCCTCGCCGAACCGCCCACTTATGTGCCCTCTTGGAATACGTCAATATGCGTGCTCCAATTACTGGGGTTCGTTTGGAAACATCTTCAATTAAAGCTAACCAAACATGCAATGTCACTTCATCATGGGGTAATTTACCCATTTTTGGGAAAACGTGAATTTCGAAAGAACGCAATATCTGGTCAGCGTTAACCTTTGAACCTTGCATTGTCGTTTTCCACCATTCCCTTATGAGGCTCTCTACTGTTACGGCACTCAATGCAGATTCTTTGCGAACACGTTTAACTGTTTTAGGATTGCGGTGCTGCTCTAATTCCCCACGATAAAAAATCACTGAGTCACGCGCATCTTTTAAGCTCGTTGCTGGATAAGTACCGATATCAATCCGATCCCCTTTTCCGTCCCAGCGATATCTAAACTGAAAAACTACCTTTCCCTTAGGAGTAACACGGACTGATAAGCCATCCCTGTCTGACTTGGTAATCATATTTTCCTGTGGTTTGCCACTGATTGAGCGCAGCCATGAATCAGTAATAGCCATATCAATTTCCTTAAAAAATAATACAGCTCTTAATGTAGTTTATGTACACCTACATGTACATAATTTTCATGATGCCAAGTGAATATTTATGATTACCATTGACTAAGACAAACCAATATTTAATAAATTTCAATTTAAAATCAATTAATTAAGTTAATTTACATGACTAAGGATGATCATTAATGTTGAGGAGTGATTGCATCAAGGCATTTCGCTGGCGGATATGTTTTTGCACTATTTCCAGTAGCGCGATCCGTTTATGTGTCAGGATTTCATCGTCGGGGATTACCGTCACATCTACCAGCGGGAATGGACCGGAATAGATTTCCTTCGCCAGAGCCGGAGCATCAAAGCAGTCGAGCCAATTGGTACTCCAGGGATACGGCTGTATTTTCCCGTGATAAAACAATACCGGAATGACCAGCGGC